AGGCCAACATATACCGCTGTCGGCATAGTGTAAGCACCAGTGCCTAAAATATGGTCGAGAATTTCATTCTCTAAATAATCTGACATCGCAGACATATTATCTCTCCGCTACTGCATTTTGTTGTGAGTAAGATGATTTGATTTGCAGAGAACCAGTGCCATAGTGGCTTCTTTGCTCGTCCACCTTTATTTCCTCAAGGATTCGGGTAAACTTCTGGTCGTACTGCGCGGCTCTAGCCTCATCAAGAAGGTATGAGTAACCTTCCGACAAAGCACCGTATAAGTATAAATCAGGGCTTCTCAAGAACAGCGTTGGCGTCACTGTCGCGCTCAGAGAGGGCAGTGAACCTATGTAAACAATCTCTGCTGTGTATGCCGCATCAGGGATAGGCCGCAACTTCATTTCCAGCCCGACTATGCTGTATCCTTCCGGCTTGCCCTGTCCATTAGATGAATACTGGCTGTCCAAACCTGATGGGCTAAAATAAGCCAATACCTTAGTCGGTGAGGTGTTCAGCTTTACTTCACGCACCTCGCGCAAATCTGTCGGCAACAAAATATATTCATCGCCCGCAGTAAGTGTGGCCTGAGAGCGCTTCTCCTGCTCTCGTGTCTCCAACTCACGGCTCATACGCGATTCCGCCAACTGAATGAACTCAGGTATCTGAAGTGTTAAATCAGAACGAGCCATAAAATTGGCGATAGATGTCTGCAAATCTGAATAGCTAGTAATGCTCATAGATAACCGCCGCCTGTTCTAAACACTCTGTTTTCGTTGCTGTTCAGCCACCTTTTCCATGCCTTCGGATTATCAGCAGGTCTGCCAAACTTTTGCACAAGCTCATTATACAATACATTGGGTATTTCTGCCACATGAGCCATGTGCTTCTGTGTGCCTGTCATTTGCCCATAGCGCCAATCGTCTGCCATGTGCTTGTTGAGCTTTATCAGATTCTCAAAGTTCTGCTTCTGCTCGATGTGCGTAGAGCCATCACTGTTCTGGTGCATAAAAACGTCAGTGCCAGTAATCGGGTCGTGCTTTAATAATCTTTTCATATAATCCCCCTGAAAGGACGAGAAGGGCGTTGCCGCCCCTCTCTATGTTTTCAATTCTTATGAACCGTCAAGGTCAAGAATCATGCTGTGTGCCTTCGGTGCTTGCACCTTCAATGCCCACTCAGTGATGAGTTGCATTTTCTCAGCGTCACCTGTCGCGGCGATTTCCTTCTCAGCGAAGTTACGTCCGTTCAGGGTTGCGATTGACGCAAAGTCTGGGTCAAGCAGGAAGATACGGTCATTGCTCAAGAAGCGTGAAGGAGCAACATCCAATGTGCCGAAGTCAGTCAGGAACACAGAGGTCGAACCAACGTATGTTGTTGCCTTTGCCTGTGTCATGTTGACATCGTTGCTTACCAGATTGCCAGAAGCTGACAGGTCTGAGAAGTTAGCGCGGTTAGTTGCAGATGCAACCAACAGCTTTGGATTACCGCCATCTTCCCAAGCATCCTGCATCCCATCTTCAATGAGAGCAAGTGTCAGTGAACGGTCAGTACCTGCACCAACAACGCCTGTACCAGTACCAGCGGAGAAAGTACCGCCAGCGCCCAGTGAGCCGTTTGTAATCCATGTTGACAGTGATGCTGACTTACGTGGGTCAGAACCAGACTGAGCTTGGTCTGTGTCACCGATTGACTTTTCGATATCGCGACGCATCTCCAAAGATTTTAAAACGCGCTGATAAGCCAGTTCACGGTCACGGCCTGCTTTGTCAACAACGTCCAGAGTGCCAGACACTGCAACAGCTTTTACTGAAATCTGGTGGTAGTTACCCAGACGTACAGTTGCTGTAGGTGTGCCGAATGAGGCATCTGCACCTTCAGTTGCGAAGTTGGAGTTTGACGCCGCCGCCAATTCCTGAACTTGCCACTCGACAAAAATGCCGTTTGAGGTTTCCTTCTTCAGTGCGCTGAAGATAGGGGTTTCATCGGGGTCAATCCGATAGATGACATCTGCAAGTTGCTCGCGCTCACCTACAGCGGTCTGGGTGGTATGTGTAGCCATTTTTTAAGTTCCTTCTATTAGCTAGTTACCCATTAAGTAATTGACAGCCGCATCTACAGAACGCTCATTATTGAGCCTTTGCAGAGACTGCCGCCGTTGACGACTTGCGACTTGAGCCTTTGTCTTGGGTTGCCCAGCTTTAGCCATTCTTGGAGCTTTACTTGCCTTCTTCTTAGCGGCAGGTTTCTTCTCCTGAAGATTGTCCCACTGCCAAGCCTTGTGCAGTATTTCAATAGCTCGCGCATCTGTTGCGTTTGCTAATTCTTGCTCTGAAAATCCCCGTCGCTGGGCATACTTGATTACCTCAAGACGTTCCTTTGAACGTGTATCTTCATCGCGCCACTGAGGGATGCGTTCCAGCATTTCTTCCCTCTGTGCGGCAAGATGCTTCTGCATCTGTGCCTGTTGCTCTTGAGCCTGCTGTTGAGCTATAGCCTGTCTCTCTGCTTCCACCTGACGAGCCTGTTCTTTTTGCTGGTCAAGTTTTGTCTTGTACAGGAACAACTCCTCAGCCGAATACTCTTTTGCTAAAGCATCCCAGTCAGGTTCGGCATCGCCGAGTATCTGCTGGTTATACTGAGACAACTGTTCAAGTTGCTGGGCGTAGGCATCCCTCATCTGAGCAACTTGTTGCGCTTCAGCTTCAAACGCCTTCCGTTGTTCAGCGAGTTCTTGACTACGCTTTGTGTAAACTTGCTGTCGAGAATAACCCTTTTGGAGTTCTTCGAGGGTGACCTGCGTTTCTTCACCGTCAACGGCTACTGTGTAGACAGGTTCTTCTTCAAACTCTTCAGAACTATCATCTTCATCAAGTTCTTCGACTTCATCAGCATCATCCTCAGATTCATAGAATGAGGGTTCTTCTTCAAGAGTGTCCTCTTCAATGACTTTGGCCTCTGCCTCCATCGGTTGAGCGGTATCTTCTACCTGCTCTAGCCGCCCTTCGCTTTCCGTGTCCTTAACGGGTGGAGTTGCTAATAGGCTATTCATTGCTTCGTTAATTGATAAATTTCCAGTCTCTTGCGAGGTATTGGACATAACTATCTACCTTTTCTCAAATTTTATGCGGTTTTGCAACTCATCTAGTTGCGCTTTCGCCAGTTTGCCATCCGTGACCACCCCTTCGAGATAACCTCTAAGGGCTGACAAGTTCTGACATAACATATACAGCCGTTCACGATTCTGTGAATCTTCCACAGAACTGCTTTTCCACGCCTGTATAAAGTCTGTTTCAAGTTGATTAAATGCTTCTTGTAGTAATTCATTTCGTAATAATGCCGCCGCTTTTTCGCCGCGCTCCATGCTTTCCCTGACTTTACCTTCGTTCATATCAACGTGTATCCTGAAACATCATAAGGGTCTTGGAACATTCCGACATTTACTGGGCGTCTGAACGCTTCATTTAACGCACTATATTGACTAGGGTCAAAACCTGCCAACAATCCGCCATAAGTGGTTGGTGCAATGTCCAGCAAGCCTGTCCGCAGAAAGCGTCCTTCTTCTGGGTAATACCCGCCCTCTGGGTAAATGTAATCTTTTGGAATCATAGACCTGTCGCGCTGTTTGCGACGTGCTTGAGCAAGCATCACCTCTGGAGCAACAGAGCCATCACCTTCGCCCATTGGCATATCTCCAGCCACAGACTTGGAGCGATAAACACCTGTTTCTGGGTCATATTGAGAACCACCAAGTGTCGGGTCGAAGCCACCTCTGCCGAAATATGTATCAACATTGTAGCCCATCTTTTGCATCAGAGGGTTCTTTGACATCACACCAACAATCTGGCCTGTAGGGTCGTAAACAGGAGTTCCACCTTCGGCAACCCTATTAAGAACACCTTGAGCCACATTAGAGCCGAGCTTGTTTAAAGCCGCAGTGGCAAAACCAACATCAGGCAATGGCTGTTCATAGATTCTTTTATACAACTGCATAGCGGCTGGAAGTCCAGCTCCATACCCTGCTGTAACTTCTTCAGCACCAGCTTGAGCGCGAATAGCCGCATCAATTCTTTGCTGTGCCTCTTGTCTGCCAGCTTCCGTAGATAGGTTTTGCTCACTATCTTCTGCCGCAATAATATCAGCCAAAACATCCGCAGAAACACCAATGCGGTCAGCCATTCCCGCAGTGCCGCCTGTTCCAGCGTAAGTAGCTTCGCCAGTTCTTGGGTCGCCTATATCACTTGTTGTACCGCCGCCTAAGCCCATCTCTTTACCCTCTCGGTAGGTTGGTTGATATCTCTGCGTCAGTGTAAGCCTTGAGCTGTCTCAGCTCTGCCTCTGCCGCTAATTCCTGTCTGCGAAGCTCTAGCTCCATCTGCATCTTTTCGCGCTCTAGCTCGATTTCCATCATCATCTTCTCGCGCTTCAAAGCTATTTCTGCTTGCAACTCTGCCTGCGCTATCTGGTCTTGCTGTGGCGGCTGTTGAGCCATCTGCTGTTCCATCATAGCAATTTGCTCTGGGCTATTAAAGAACTGGTCAGCATCCTTAAACCCGCCAATCTCAGCAATACTCCGAAGGGTGTTCACATATTGCGACATGGTGACTACAGGATTGTTCGCACCTAACTGCATCATTATTTGCTCTTGCTTGCCAGCAATCTGCGTAAGGAAAGCAATCTTTTGCTCGTCATCAGCCGTACCCAAGCCAACCTGAACCACAACGTCAAACTCGCTATGCCACTCTCTAGGGTCAATCGGAACAAAGTTATTACGAAGGCGAATAATGCGCGGTTTCTGGTCATA